GTAGGTTTGTCCGCTCTCTCGAGTGTCGACCCCGCCGTCGACCTTAGGGACAAGTGCTCCTGTTTCTTTACGCAGAAACAGGCAAATCGGAGGAATAGAAAACTGGAGCACCTATCCAGCCTAGCAGGGTGAAGTCTTCACCAGCTGCTACATAAGTATCCATGTTAAAAAATGGAGCTGTTTGGTTACCAAAAACGGTAACCACGAACGTATCTCCTCCGGGATACGATCGGGTTATTGAGTTAAGAGAAGCGGCGTAATACTGTGGTAATGTACCACAGAAACGAGACTCAATTGCCATGGGAATCTCAACCTCCAAGGCATCCATAGTGCGACATTGCGTAAGTGCCGCACCAGGAACAATGATCTCTCGCAAGCAACCCCTCATAGGCTGTGAACCCTGACCCCTGATTCCTTGCGTAGTTAATGGTGAGTTCTGGGCGCAAATTAGCAGGATCCAAGCGAGCACCTTCGCCGGGTCTTCGAGAAACCATAATGCTCTTAACATCGGTGTTGGGCGCGAACTTCCATCTAATAGAACCTCGCCACCCAGCATAGGCCCCCTTCAAATAATTAATGAAGTTAGGACCTGCATACATATAAGGAGTTGTAGCAGCAGTGGTATCTGGTCCAGCTGGATCAAATCCACCAACTGGAGGCATGGCTCTCAAAAGAAAGATAGCACTCTGCAACTCTGTCGAAGTAGTAGAAAATCCGAAGGTTCGACATAAACAATATCTCTTTAGTAATTGGCGAAAAGATACAATCTTTTCACCATAATAAATAAGGGGCTTTTGCATTTCATGAGTCATAACTCCAGTGGTCAAATCCATAACATTAATATCAGCCTCAGGTGCATTCTCCTGCTCTGGAACCTCCTCAGTGGCCGATTGACATTCAATGTCAAAATAGTCAAAAGAAAAGTCAGAAGAAGAAGATTGTGCAACTGGAACAAATGGTGAAACATTAATGTTAAAATCTGAAGGATTAACTAACTCAAAATCATCTCCAGCAGCAATTGAAACTAAAACGGTGACAGGTGTGACGGAGTCTGGTACAACCAGCTCATTAACCACACGAATGAAGAATACACCATTACTAAATTTCGAACTATTAGAATAAGTTGCTGGAGTAGCCGTATCAAAAAATGTAGTAAAATTATCTGTATCTATGGTAAGGTATCCCCTTTCCTGCTGCCATTTAAATTCCACTGTAAAATCCCTACCGTCAGCTAGATCTACAATGGTATTAAATGTAGTGTTGTAAGGGTCACCTGTTAATGGACCATTAGGGTCATATATAATGGCTAATCTGCCTCTATGGTACTGACTGGCTATAATCTGAAAACGATATTTAATAGAACCAGACCAATTCTCAAAAGGTCTGGAGGCAAAGGATAACGCTGTTGGAATGATTTGACTTCCACCTGCTACGGTAGTCCTAATCTCACACATAGGATTTACCTGACAGGCAAAAATCACGTCACCAACATCAGCAGAAGTAGCCCAAGAAAACTGAGTTAAATAAGATTCTATTTGGGTCATATATTTTATAGTTAAAGTATCATCAGGTGGTAATTCTACAATTCTAGGATCTATGGACATCTCTTGTTTGCCAGTAACAGTTAATTTCTGCGAGGTATCACTGCCTTCAGCAAGCGCCAAGCTGCTGATAGGGAAATTCCTCATAGGTCTAATGTCATCCAACATTACGGGTCTGGAAAAACCAAATATTTTGGCAATACCAGAAACGGCAGATGCTCCAATTTGTGTAGCTAGAGCAAAAGGTTGAATATAAGGGATGTTGGTAAAATAACCGGCATATGCGGCAACAGCACTAGCAGGACCCGAAATCACCCCGGAGTCCTCATATTCATCACCGGCTTGAGACTCAAGCTCAAAATATGAGAAATCCATGGATGAAGATCCTGACAAAGAGACTGCCACCATAGTAGGCACAGACAATTTAACGTTGGACATCTCTGCAAATACTGTAATAGTAACTGCATCAGTTCCACCATTTATCTGCACCAAATCGGCAAAAGATCCAATGTTAATTCTTCCCATAGAGGAAGCTGAAATAATAGGATTAGTTAAAGATAAATAATTCTGTGGTACAAAAAATGGTAAACATACACAACCTCCCTTACAAGTGGAGGCATTTAAAAATATATGTGGCCTTTGAGATTGCGTAATCAGTTGGGTGTCACCCCCAACCGTCACAAACTCATTGGTCCTATTTAAATATGAATATGACGCCAATGCTATACCTGCATGAAAAGGAGTTCCATTGATTAAAAAAGTAACCTTTAAATCTCCCTTTATCAAGTTGAAATTCTGCAATTTGTTAGTAACAGCAGGATTTGATAAAAAATCTTCCCAAGGATTAAATGATACAGAAAGAGCTGTGTTATTGGACCAGGTGAAGGTTTGAATTTGGACTCTCCGAGTCAGAAATTTAGAAATATCTGCATCTGAAGAGTACGCATCGTCAATGGCCGTAGAACGGCCAAGGTCGCGCGTGTCCACAACTGTATGCATAGTATTACTTGCATGAACAGTCGTGGTGGTGGCAGACTGAGCTACCACAGAGAAGAAATTTACACTTTTCAATGTGAGTGGGCTACCACTATCTTGGGTTTTGTGATTAGAATAAAGCATGGTCACTATACGTCTAAATGACGAAATAAGAGGTATCTATTATATAAGATGAGAAGGTGCCTCCACGACTCAAATATGTGCAAACGCAGCACACTTACGCTACCACTAAAAGTAGTGTGGTAGTACTACTCGCCAAGCATATGACGAGGGTTATTCGAACCGTATACGCCGAACTCCCTCTGACAATTGCTCTTCAGGCCGTTCTTCGTTTAAGACCCAATTAAGAGTCTCAGTAAATGTATAACTATGTTGTCGAATAAAAAATCGAGTGATGTCAGGATATCTTTCAAAAATACCTGACATCTTACTAGTATAATCATTAAACACTTCACGCCCATGAAGTGACCATTCACGACGGGCAGCTAAATAGCTTTGAGCTAGCTGCTCCTCGTGACTTATGTTACCCTTCTCTACATACATACATAAACTCTTAAAAACACTATTAAGAGCGAGAGGTGCAACACATCTGTTCCCATCAAGGACAAATGATCTTTTCAAAAAATCACTCTCCTTGATATTAATAAAGGGAACACTGACTGAATCCTTGTCAGCCATGGTGTAAGGAATGCCCATCTTGGCAAGGGTAGAGGCTATTGATGTATGATTGAATCCATCATGATTAGACCCCATAATATTATCGTCTCCTAACGTCATTAAACGGACGTTCTCTCTAAATTTCTCAAGAGGAAACTCCATTCTGTAATAAGCAAGACGAACATAAAGGGAATTAGCAATTGAATTGATAATAACGGTTAATGGATGTCCAGAAGAATTACCACCGAAGAACTGAATCAAATCACCGTTCATGTTAGTGACGGGAAAAGATATATCGGTGGCAATGCCTCGTGAAATCATAACATCTCTGGTGCTAAAGTCAGAGTATGCTCTTAGGCGATCTAACACATAGAACGCAGTTCGAATGATGACAGGTGGCATTGCTTTATCAAATGCTGAATAATCTCCAGCAATGATACGGT